CTGAGCAAGATATTAATATTCTACATATTGGCACGGATGTAATCGAAGAAGGTATGCACCTCATTGTTAGACGGGGTAATGAAATTATTCACTCACAATTTTATGAAGCACCTAAGCGTCAATGGGTCGGGCTGACGGATGAGGAGCTATCAGAAATTTATAATGTGACGGATGAAGAGCTATCAGAAATTTATGATGATTTTTGCACGCAGCACCCAGAAGGTGATGTGAATATTGCAGATTTTATTTTAATTGCTCGTGCCTTAGAGTCAAAGTTAAAGGAAAAGAACACTTGAACATCCCCCACCAACTAGCCGAATAAATGCTTTGGTTCTACGGCACAATCGTTTTAATTTTATGGATACTTAAAAAATGAAAGAACTAACCGATTTCCAAAAGAAGTTTTTTGCACGCGGCACAGGCGCTACGCTGTTCACGCAGGAAGAGTTTGACGAGGCACTAGCGCTTGCACGCGCCGAGATCATGCAGATTGCAATCGATACGACCAAGACTGCCATCGCAATCGAGCGCGACGAGTGCGCAAAGATTGTCGATGAGATGCGCAAGAACATGGACTGCCCAGATGCACCAATGGTGCTCGACGTGGCGCTTGAGCAGCTTGCATCACAAATTCGCAACAGGACAAAGAAATGACCGAAGACGACTTGCTAGACCTCTACGCGCTCTTTGCAATGCTCAAGATGAATTGGGACAAGGGAAGTGAAACTCAAGACGCTAACGACTGCTACGTCATTGCCCGCGCCATGCTTCAGGCTAAAGAACGTGCGAAGTAATAGTCGCCACGCTTTTCAAAGAATGCGTCAAGCACTAGCCCAACCATCTCGGGGTCGTGCTTGATGCTTTCAACGACTTTGCGATCAATCGTAGCGTGCTCAATGAGCTTGACAAAGATTGAGCGTGCGACTTCGTTTAGACCGTCAGGTACGACGATTTTCTTGTCGTACAGGTCAGCTCGCAGATCCTTGCGGGTCACCTTGCCCTTGGTTGCTCGTTCAATTTTGACTGAGAGTATTGCACTCGCTAATCGTCGATCGTTTGCAACGAGAGATAACCAAGTGCGTGTGACTCCAACTTCTTTTGCCAATTTACCCGTAGTACCATGCTTTTTTAGATAATCTTTTAATTTCATGTTAACGATTGGAGAATGTAAAATGGATAATAATTTCAGTTTAAACGAAAACCATCAAGCGTATGCACCAGCATCTGCGACGAGTGTTCAGCGTACTTGGAAACGTGTCTGCAATTGGATACCACCGTCAAAAGATGCCGAAACAATCGCCAAGTGGGACTACTACAAAAGCCTGTCAATGCGAAGTGAAACCGCCCTTCAATTCACAAAGGAACCAAAGTAATGTTAAGCAATGTTGAAATCAAGAGCATCTTCTTAGAATGCGAAAATACAAACCCTGACAGCATGTATGCCGACGATGTAGACATCTTTGAGTACGCTCGCGCAATTGAGAAAGCAGTGCGTGAAGATGAGCGTCGTGCGTGCGTCACATTAGTCAAGTCGCTCAATTACGAAGTTGCAAAAGCGCTTGAAGACTATCGACGACTAGCTGATAAAGTTGAGAGTTAAAAAAAGCCCCGCTGTTTAGGCGGGGCAAAACAACCCTGAACGGTTGTGGAGGAGGGGAAATTAGTTCATCCAAGGCGTACTGGTTTTAGATTGCATCAATTGCATAAACAAATCCATTGGTGATGGTTTTTGTGTTGTCTCACGATTTTTTGCAAGCTCGGCTGCAAGTAAATCAGCTTGCTGCTTTGCGTCTGCCGTGCCCATCGCAACCGTACCAGTAATAGGAAGCCCAAACATTGTTGCTAATGCACCAGAACCCGAAAGCCCATGCGCAGCAGCATCGCTAACGTTTCCTTTTGTGTATTGATCAATAGCGTTGGCTATGTCATACCCAGCCGCAGCGCCACCGACTACGGGCATACTTTTTGCAATCATGCGTAACGGTGTTTGCGCCATTGATTTTAATGCGTCTGTTGATAATGCTTTTTGTGTTGTTGCGGTATTTGTAGATTCAGCCATTTTTTTTGGCAATAAAAAAGTTTTAGTAGGTTCAAAACCTTTAGTTAAATCCGCAGTTTTTTGAGCTTCTAATATTTGTTTCCATGCTTGTTTTGTATTGCCTTGTTGCAATGTTTCTAGCTCTGTGAGCAACGGACTTTGAGAGTTAGCCCAGTTAATTAAACCGGAACCTTTTCCTGTTGCCCGTGCTGCTGGCGCATTGCTTGCTGCTTGTGCGGCTAACATATTTGGGTCTTTAGATGCCATCAACTCTGCAGTCATTTTTGCTATGTTTTGATCCCGATTAGCTAAAAACTCTTTTGCAACATTTAACCCTGCTTTGCTCAAACCAACGCCAGCGCCTAATGCTGCTCCAACACCAGTGCCAAGCATCGCATCTGTAGGATCAATTTTTTGCTCTTTAAGAGGAACTGGTGGAGGTGTAAACTGCTGTCGCCATAACAGCTTATCGGCAATGTCAACATTCTCACCTTGAGGGTAAGGTGGCAAACCTTCAGAAAATTTATTCTTTTCATACATCACTTGCAATGCATAATTAGGGTCGATCTTATGCTTTTCTGAATCCGTAATAATGCTTTTTGCAATATCAACTTGCTCTGGGGTTAAATTAGAAAAATGAGTTTTTTCTGCCATTATTTTGCTCCAAAATTTATAATTTCAGCGGCTCTTGAACCGGGTGCATACTGTACCGATGGAGCATTGGAAGTTAATAACTTTTCAGTTTTAGCCGTTAAATTTTTAAATGCAGTATCATATTTTTCGTAAGTTTTTTTGAAATCATCTGATCTTTCAAAATCAGACCACGATGCCTTTGGATTGATTTTTGGGTTTGAAAATTCAAGCCATTTATTATGTAACTCAATGTCTTGCTGAGAACCAATTTCTAACGCCCTAGCTTTTAAAGCCAATACATTACCCGACTCTCTTGCCGTACCAGGGACTAATGCAGCCATTGCTCGTTCGCCCTCGGTGATTGGACCAGTTCCGCGCATAGTTCTATTAGCAAAGGCTAAATTGATTTTGATCGCATTACTGGCAAACAGGGCTAATGCATTTAAATCTTGAGGATCTCTAACGCCTTTAATGTATTGCGCCAACCTGTCTGGCGTCATTTGAACTCCATTGGTAGTAGCTTTAGTAATTGCATCTAACAACGCTGATGACAATGAAGAGTCATTCGTATAACCAAATGCCTTCGGGCGTGAGTCAATAAGAGAAATTTGAGCATTAGCAAGTTGAACCAATGGTTTTGATTCTTTTGCTGTTTGCTCTAAAGCATCTACGCTTTTAGCTTCGCTAGTGCCCCTTGCCGTAGCAAATGCTTGTTGCCCAGCTACATCACGCGTAATTTTCTCCGCTGCGCGCTTTTCATAAGCAGCACGCTCTTCGGATTGAATTTTGCTCCACTCTTCTGTACCCCGATTTCCACGCAATATAGGGTTTGGTAAGTCAGGAACCTTAATTACTTTGTTATCAGAGTAGAATTGTGGCGTTTCTGCAGCGGAAGTTTGCGCAGGAGCTTGTGCCGCAGTTGCTGTAGCTGATTGTGCTGCAGGCGCTTTTGATGTAATGCCAAAATATTTCAATGGATCAACTGGCTTGCCTTCGGGGTCTTTAGTAATCCAATGCACATGGTTGCCAGTAGCATTACCCGTAGCGCCAACTGTACCAAAGGTTGTACCCATCGGAACTTCTTGATCTTTTTTAACCAAAATATCTGAAAGATGCGCAGCGGTGTGGGTATAACCATCAGGGGTTTTGAGCGTCACATAATTGCCTGATTTCGGATCGCTGCCCGTAGATACGACCATTGCATCTGCAGGAGCCGCCATAGGTGTACCGCCCGGTACTGCCCAATCCACTCCATAATGACCATCTTTAAAAGAAGTTGTGACTGTAGCTTTAATTTCTGGCCCAAAAATAGATGGTACTGCAATTGTGTTAGGAGTTGGCGTGGCAGCTGCTGTTGATGGAGTTAAAGTTGGCGCTGTTGTGCCGCCCGCAGTAGGCGCCGTAACTGTTGACGCTCCACTTACTCCGGGAATCAACCCCATTGACTTAGCCAAATCAAGATATTCGCCGCCGAGTTTTGTTGCGTAATTGACAATATCAATGCCTTGACCGCGCATGGTTAGCATATTTTTAATGTTTTCATTAACCATACCGGCTGCATCTTTTACGCCAGCCGCTAGTTTTGGGTCAAGCTGAGATAATTTAAGCATCAACTCAGGAGTAAATTTATTCACCATACTCAACGGCATGTTGCCAGACGTAAGCATTTGGCCAATTTGCGTAGGATCGGCTCCCGTAGACTGAGACAGCAAATCAAGCGCTTTAGCTTGCTTTTGCATCTCGTACTTCTGCCCAACCAACTGGGCACGCATTTGAGCAATCGGTAAAGCGCGTGCTTCTTCCTCTTCACGTTGCTTGCCGACAACATCCATTGCACGCCCAAACGCCTCGCTAGCATTACCCGTGCGACCCGGATTGGCTAACGCACCCGCAATCTGGAACCAGTTAGTGCCGCCACGGTTCTCAAGTGCAGAAAGAACTTTGTCAATTGACTCGGAGTATTGCTTTTGAATATCAGGGTCAGCCGCGCTCATACCTGTTGGCACGGCAGGCAACCCGCCTGATAATGGTGCGCCTTTAACTTCTGTGACCATGATTATATGTCCTTACGCAGGTAAATTCTGAATCAAAGTACCAATAGGGTCTGTTGAATTATTGGCTGCATCAACAGCAACATTGTTTGAAGCAATTGCTGGAGTAGTTCCACTACCAAACCCACTAAGCCAATTTCCGATATTTGTCGCAACAGTATTACCACCGCCCGTAGGTGTAGTAAACAGCCCAGTAATGCCCGCACCCAACGATGCGACCTGCTGCAACGGCGAAGACTGATACGCGCCCGGAATCGGCCCTGTATAGGTAGACGACACAGACGTCGGAATCGTAAACCCTTTCATCAACGCTGCCTGCTGAGCTGCGACCTGTAGCGGGAACAATTGCTGATTCTGAGCAATCTGCTGTTGCTGACCGCCCATCGTACTTAGCGCGTTCACGTCGCCCATGCCGAGCTGTTGTGTTGTAGTGCCCAAAGCGCCCATTTGAGAGCCGCCCGCCATTTGACGCGTTAGATCAGCCTGCGCTTGCGTGACGGCGTTTTGATAGCCGCTTGCGAGCAAGCCTTGCTGCTGACCGCCTAAGTTTTGCAGAGCATTTGTGATGTTCTGACCGAGCACGTTAGCGCCGCGGGTCGAGCCAAACTGACCGCTACCGACAGCGCCCGCTGTGACTTGCGGGGCAAGCGTGTTTTGGATGTTTTGCATCCCAATACGCCCCGCCTCGTCCACGACGCTGCCAATGTAGGGGTTCATGTACTGACCCGCTAAGCTCGGCGCAGCAGTCGTCGCGGAGTTCATCGTGAGCGCGTTAGCAGCGTTTAAGTCTGGCTGATAGTTACCCACGTTCGCAGAAGTCTGATCAAACGCTTGTTGCTGCAGAGGCTGCGTACCGATGTATTGAGCGTTAGCGCCTGCTTGCGTGCTTGTGCCCGCCAAGTTGTTCAGATAATCCATGTACCACGCAGGGGCGGCGGTTGCCTGCTGCTGCGTAGTCGTGATGTTGGGTAGTGCTGCGCCCTGAGTGAATGAGCCGCCAGTAGGCGTGGACGGCGTGCCCAGCGATGGGGGCGTCACATAATTAGCGGGTGCTGCTGTGAGTGATGGATCAGCCATGATTATTTCCTTTACTTAAATTTTCTTTTGCATGCAAAATTTGCAAATTCCAAGGCACATGTAAGCCCGATACTGTCTTGCCTTGCAATGGGACAATATGATCAACGTGATAAAACTCACCAACCAATTTAGATACCTCAGCCGCTTCCCAATAAAACTGACCAATTTGCTTATGGTGTTCTAGGGTCAGCCAAAGAGGAGTACGTTGTAATTTTGCTGCGCGGCGTTTTGCGGTGTCTGCATTTTTTTGCTCGGGATGCTCACTTGCCCAACGTCGTTTAACGATTTTAGTATTTGCATGCTCAGGATTGGCTATACGCCATTGTGCAGCACGCTCAACACTCTTTTGTAAACGCAATGCGCGTTTTTGCGCTGTTTCGTTAGCGCGATTTTTAACAGTTTGTAACCTTGTGCATTCCATGCAACTGCCATTACTGACAAGACGCTTTTCAATATGTCCGTTTTTGCATTTTTTACCAGTAAAGTAATGGACTGCACCACGCAACTTTGCCTCATGACGCAAGCCACGATTGTGAGGAATATGTTGGTTTGGATTTAAGTGCCGCATCGTTACTTTAAGCGCCCTGTGCGCTGTAATGCCTCTTTCATGTAAGCAAGAGGCGATGCCTTTGGGGGTATTTTATCCTCTGAAGCGGATCTTTTGTGTTCCCTCATAACTTTTCTAAATTCATCAAGCAATCTTGCCCCTGCGTCCGACGAACCGTCGCCCAAATCGGCAACTGTGGCGGCATCTGCCACCCATTCACCATCAGCTAACATCGCGGGTATCTGATCACTCTGACCCGTACCACGCCCCTTAACATAATGCCCAGTCGCACCCGTGATGAACTCAGGGATATGCTCACCCTCGCCACCATGCGCCTGCCCGCCCCGCGCCATCGTGCCCGCGCCTAGACTTGGGATACCTGTGCCCGCCATAGCGAGTGGGTTCGTGCCCGAGCCTTGATAGAGCCAATTTGAGCCTGACGTTTGACCTGTTGGGATGACAGGAATATTGGGCGTGGGCTTGCCTAGCAATTGGCTACCCGCAAACGTCGTAGGATTGCCGCCTGACGTATCTTGACCGTAAGTGAAGTAGCTAGGCGCAGGGCGCTTTTGCAACACGTTGTAGAGGCTTGGATCAACGCCTGCGACGCTTTGCTGCAATTGAGCAAGCTGTAGCGGTGAGCCGCCTTGTGCCGCGTGTATTGGCGCTAACTGCTGATATTTATCGTAATTTTCAAATGGATTGTATTCGTTCACGTTTACACCTTGCAGAAATGTGCCTTGTAGGTTGCCGGGCAATGCGCCGACTGTTGTGCCTTGAGTGTTTGCGCCTGAGTATGAGTAAGATGGCTGCACGGCTGCTGCAGGCGCAACGGCTGCTTTAACGCCGCCCGTGCCCGCGCCGCTTGTGCCTGAGCCTGAGCCGCTACCCGTCCCTAAACCACTGCCCAAGCCATCGCCTGTCCCCGTGCCTGCGCCCGAACCCACTCCTGTGCCCGTGCCTGTGCCCAAGCCGCCGATATTCGTGCCCGCAGAACCACCGATGCCTGTGCCGGCGAGAGCAGCGCCAGCTTCAGCGCCTGTTGTTGCACCCGCGCCTGTAGAGGTAATGCCTGAGCCTGTGGCAGCGCCTGACGTTGTTGATGCGTTAGTGAGTGCGACAACATCTGAGGGCGATAGCCCTGTGGCGTCAGCAATCTTTTGAACGCCCTTGTCTGTAAGTGAGCCATCAGGGGTGATTAAATCATTTGCCACCGCCTGCACAGGCGACACCCCAAGTGCGTTTGAATTGTCAGCAATCTTCTGAGACACGATCGGTATATCGGTCGCGGGGATTTGATCCGAATTTGCGGCATCAGTCGCCACGGCGCTTGCTTGTGCTTGAGTAGCGCTTGCTTGGCTATCACTAGCTTGAGACACAGCGCCCGATGCGCCTTCGTTACCTGCTGCTGCAGCGCCGCCAGTGCCGCCACCGCCTTCGGTTTGATTATCGCCCTGCGGCGATGAAGGCGCAGACGCTGTGGGTGTTTTAACTGGCTCAGCGGGCGTCAGAGGTGGTTGCGGTGTAGGCGTTGGGGCGGGGGGTTGTTCAACTTGTGCAGGTTGTTCAACTTGCACGGGTTGCACAGTTTGAATGTCTTGCCGAATAGCAGAAAGAGAATTTGGGTCACTGCTTAAAATTGCTGCAATTTGCTCAGGTGTTGCGTTTATAAATGCGTTGGGGCTTACTTGATCGTTAACGATTGCGTTCGTGTCTGACTGCTCAGCTTGCTTTGCAATAGCGCTAAGTGGTGCTACATTTTCTTGAGAGACAGGTATTGCGTTGTCACTAGAAATAATTGATGAAACAGGCGTTGCCTGTTCGTTTGCGTTAATGGTGTAAACACCAGATTCCACGTCCGGTATTTTAATAGCGCCTTCAGGAGGTGTCACAACATCTGCAACTGTCGTTGGCGTGTTTTGATCGATCGCTGCTTGGACTAACGGCGGTGTTACAGCATTATCAACAGTCTGTGGTGCAGGCTGATCAATCGCTGCCTGTATCAAAGGTGGTAATTGTGCTGCAGGCGTAGGTGTAGGTTCTTGTGATGATGCGACAAAATCACTGACATTCTGCGGTATTGACGTGGGTACTTGATCGCCAGTAACAACCACGGGGGGCGTTACAGGAAGATTTTCTAGTGCAGGCTCAGGCGCAGGCGTAGGTTCTGAAACAGAATTATTAGCCAACATATCCTGAAATGCGGGCGTTTCAACCGTTGCACTTGGGTTGACGACTTCTTTGTAAATGTCAAGCAACTCACCCACTGTGCGCGTATCGGGCGTGCCATTTACATTAAGCGTTACCGTGCTTTCAGGGTTTGTAGTGTCTACCGCGGGAGGATTTACATCGCTCGTAGTAGCGCCCGCCATTGATGCCAAAGGTGCGCCAACAGTCGGGTTATCCGCATTCGCAACCAATTGGTTATAAATCGCATTCGGATCGGTTTGCCCTGTCGCTTGCGCAATCAACGGAGGTACGGTCGCATCTGCAACACTCGTTGGCGTATTCTGATCAATCGCATTCTGCACCAACGGCGGTGTCACGGTGCGGTTTATTGCATCTTGCGCATCTTGCTGAAAAATACTATTGACTACATCAGGCTGAGTTGTTGTGTCAGCGCTAGGCGTCACAGGCGTCAATGGCGCGCTAGTCGTTGCTACATTATCAACAGGCAACGCCTGAGCAACGTCTTGACTTAATGGTGGCGTCTGTACGCCCGCGCTTTGCTGCTCAGGGTTATCTTTAGCGCCCGATGTGTCAGTCGCATAATTGATTGAGTCAACAGTCGATGAAATCGTGTCGTTTATACTAGCTTTGATGTCCTGCGCAACTTGGCTGTCGCCAATCAGCCCCGCAACGCTGCCCAAGCCTGAGTTGACAGCGCCCATAATTGCGGCGGTGCTTACGTCGCCGCCTTTGATTGCCGTGATAACAGAGCTAGAGATCGCTGTATTAACGGCTTTCTGAACGCTCGGATCAGTAATGCCTGCAGCATTCAATGTATCAGTCGTGCTCGCAGGGATTACATTCGCAACCGTAGCGGTTAAAGCGCCGCTTAACGCCGCCTGTGCAGGATCTTTGCCCGTTGCCTCCGCTGCTGCGGTTGCGACAGCCGTTTGCGCGCCAATCTGAGCGAGTGTGCCGCCACCTAACAGGTCAGCGCCCGCAGCGCCAGCACCAGCTGTTACAGCGCCTAGAGCGCCTGCTTTTAAAATGTCTGTTGGGCTACCGCCTTGTGCGGCGGTAACAGCGGCGTTGATTGCAGCGCTCTTAGCAGCAGTCGTAGCGGCAGCACTAAGGTTCACTCCACTTGCGGGAATCTGCATCTCTGCAGGCAATAAATCTGCGTTCATTAGGCTACTAGCGGCGGCATCAGAGAGTGTGCCTGCGCCCGCACCGCCCGCTGTTGCTAAAGCACCCGCATCGCCTGCACCTAATGCTCCTGTGCCTCCCGCAAAACCTAACTCACCCGCTGTTGCGCTTTCTAATGCGCCTGCGCCAAGCGCTTCAGGCGCTAATGAACCAAGTAATTCAGGCGCAGCAACGGCAGCAGCAACTAAAGCACCTGCCTGTAAAAAGTCTTGGAAGTTATGAGTATCGGTCTGGGCTTGAGCTAAATCGGTTGTAAAACCTGCCGGTATTTGTGAAGCATCGTTCCAAGTCCAATTGCCCGATTGAACGGCTGTGCTTGCACCGCCAACGGGCGAGATTGTTCCGTAAGAGGCAACGGTTTGACCCGTTTTTGGATCAATGAATGAGGTTGGCACGCCCTCGTAATTTGTAGAGCCGGGCACATAGCCTTGGCTCTCATAGTATTGAGCGCCTGTTGTAAAGCTGTTCGGATCGCCTGGCGTATTCGTAAAAGGCACGCTGCTTGTTGCAGCAGATGTTGCCATGTCTTGTGCGACATTATCAATGCTGCTGCCCGCATAATTATTGACCACAGCAGCCACAAAATCAGGTGGCGGCGGCGCATTAAACAATTGCTGATATGTTGCAGCAACGGAGTCTGGCGTTACTGCCTGTGGTGATGGTGCGCCAGTAATTGCCGCTTGTTGATCTTGCGCTTGAGCAGCAACATAATCAGGGAACGCATTTGCATACCAATTCGGATCGTATGTACCATCGCTAGGCGCAGCAGCAGCCGCTGTCAATGGCGCTACATGCGCAGGGGCAGGTGCGGGTTCTGGGGCAGGTGCAGGTGCAGGTGCAGGTGCGGGTGCAGGTGCGGGTGCGGGTGCGGGTGCGGGTGCGGGTGCGGGTTCCGGATTAACTGCAACATAATCCGGAAACGCATTTGCGAACCAATTTGGGTCGTAAGATGAATCACTACCGCCAAATAGCCGTAGACCACGCCCACCGATAGGTGTACCACGCCCTTGAAAGGCATTCAACGGTAGCAGGTCTAAGGTGTATTTCATTGTGTAGCTTTTGTGAAATTCTTTTCGTAATTGATATAGCCAAGAGCCTCTAACATCGGCGTGTGATCTTGATAAGTTTTGCAACTAACCATAATGCGTTTGACGCCACCTGCTTTCAAAGCGCCTTCAGCACTCTCAAACATTTTCTTGCCCCAACCGCGCCTGCGATATTCAGGTTTTAGGTAGTACCAATCTTCAAATGCCATTAAATAATTCTTGTGGCGAATATGCGGATGTACAAAAAATCCAATCCAACCAACCAATTCGCCGTCTACGCGACAGGTGACAAAACAATACATCTTTTGCGATCTACCGTAACGATCCCAATCAATATCAAGCGTTGTATCACTAAAAAAGTTTACCTCAGCGTGGTGTTCAGTTGCCAACGGTTTGATTTCATCCACCACATCGCTAATATGTTCAATTTTAAACTCTGGCATCATGGCTCTATTCTCATAATACCGACGAGCGATGCCGCCCAGTCTTGCCAATTTGCAAAACCTCTCGTATCAGGTATGTTGGAGTTCATAAAGTAGCCAATTCCCGCCATGGCGTTGCCCCACTCTTGCCATCTATCTTCGGGCAATGTCCCTAACTGCTGTGGTGCAAACAGTTCATTTGTCAACGCGCACCATTGATCCCAAGTCATGCCGCGAGGGTCATACACAACCATGTTACGCATTCCCCGTTGAGCGCACATCACCAACGTCTGCTGAGAGCAGGTTCAGGCCGCACTCGTAGTTACCGTTTACGACGTTGCTCTCAAAGCGCAAGCGCATCTCTCGACGCTGCTCACGCATATCAATTTTAAGCGTTGTCGGGTCAAATGGATACGCGGGACTAACAATGTCTACGTCCGAAGCGTAGCCTTTGCCTGTGACGTACAAATTCATTGAGCCCGATTGCACGAAGTCAGGCTCTACTCTCTCGAGCCGAATCCAATTGTTCATACCTATGGGATCATTTTGATTCGGGCCACCGTTCACCCAACCTAAGCTATCAGTTTCAAAGTAACTTTGAATCGCGCTTTGTTGACTCAAATTCACAAGATTGACGCCAGTTTCATGTTGCCAAATTGTGTACTTATTTGAAGTATTGATGTCATTGCCCGCCCAAACAGGGAAGCGAAACACCTCAGAGAAAACGCCTGCCGAGCGCCGAGCGCCGAGCGCTTGACCCGCGTCGTACCAGATTTGATCGCGCACGTTATAAATAATTGCGTCAGTGCATTCTGTTGCATTGCCCTTTGGGTAGAACCACCAAATCTCGCCCCAACGCGGTATCTTTGTTGCCCACACTTTTTGACGTTGGTTGTAGTTCAGGTTGTCAAAAAAGTAATTCATGCACATTGTATTTTTAACTTCTTGCACAACGCCGTTGTAAGCCAAAAAGCGATCCACGCCGCACCAGTAAAAGATGCCGTCGTACTCAATGACGCTTGATGAAGACAGAATTGAACTCTGACTCGTCACGATGTCGTAGCGCCAGTAGATCGTGCTTGTGCCAACTGTTGTAGGAGCGTAGCTTACGCGAATAAGCGAATCGAGCGACCAAAACAAGCCCGAGGGCGCAGTCGTACCGCCCCTGACAGGCAAGCCCTTAACGATCTTTGTACCTGCAACGTTGTTTGCGTTAGAGTCCGCGCTGACCCAATTTTGCAAATCACCGGCTGAGCAGTTTTGAATTAAACCGTTGTTGCCGTACACAAAAAGATACGGGTACAGATAGACACAGCCGCCTGAGACGCTGATGTTATTGTCAAAAGTGAGCGTCAAAGCGCCTGCCGTTGACACCGTGTTGGACAGAGTAACCGTGGTGGTCGTAGCGCCGACCACAACTACTGTGACTGTCGTGTTTGCGGGCACGCCCGTGCCTGTGACGGTCTGACCCACGGCGATTAAGTAATTAAGAGAGGCAATCGTAAATACGCTCGGTGGTCCAATCACCATCGTGCCTGATGCTGTAAAAACGCCAACTTTGCTCAAAGCACCGCCCGGAAACGTGCCACTTAAAACAGGCGTGTTAACCGTGCTGTCAATATGCGCTAGGTTCTGACCGGGGTGCGCAACAAGCGTCTGCACGCCGCCACCGCCCGAGTCGTAGCCAATGTCAAACTGCCAAAGATTGTTGGCGTTTGCAGTAAAGCCAGACATTGAAATCTGTATTGGTCCAGCGCCAACGCCGTCATCGCTATCGGTTGTCCAATACTCTAAGCCGTTTGTATAGCCTGAGTAGATGTAGTTTAAGCCCGTGTCGGAGCTCATCACCATGCCACGGCTAATGTTTGAAGCGTTCTGAAAAATGCCTTTATAGCCACCGATCTTGCGGGGTCGCCCACGCTGAAAACGCACCCATGAGCCATCAACGTAGACAGGCGCATCAAACTGTGTGCCGTCGCGTTGGATGCCCGGCTTAATATTCAGCGAGATAACTTTAGTTGTCAAAACGTGCCTCCACCGATACCGACAGGGATTTGAAAACCGGATGACGTAAGCGTTGCGGCATTCACTCCGCTAAGGGAAAACCCAATTTGACTTGTTGCAGGCTCATAAATACCCGTGGTTGTGTCGCCAGCAAAGTTCAGCGACGGTGCAGCCGCCGAGCCTGGGTTAATTGTGAGTGAAGTAATTGAGCCGCCAGAGGCGCTTGATGAGTTATAGACGTTTGTGCCGTCGCAAATGACTGTGAGTGTTTGACCTTGAGGAACAACTGCAACTGCAGCGCCTACCGCCGTGGTTTTAAAGGTCAGAGAGTACGCGCCACTTGTCTGATTGTTCAGGTAATAAATCTGTACCGTAGACGGTAAGATAACAATTTGATTTGAAGCAAGCACGCCAAAGTATTCTTGCACGACGTTGGCGTACTCAACGGCTGTGAGGGTAATTGTCCCGCCTGTGATTGTCTTGGCTAATTGCGTGTAGGGAAATGTGTTAGAGCGCCCGTAAGCAAAAGTAGAGTATCCATTTGCGCCATTAGAGACAATCACAAGTGACTCTGTAGGCTGAAGCTGTTGCGAAGCATTGGAATCAATCGTATCTGTTCCGCTAGGCAAAAGAGTCAGAATGCCTGTGCCGCCGTTGCGCACCATGAAAAACCAACCGTTGCCGACAGTAGACGCCGAGGGCAGCGTTAACGCACCAACGCCGCTTGACCATACAAGAAACTGTGCCCTGTAGGTGGAATTGAGCACAGTGCTTGAGAATACTGAGCTCTCGGCATACGTTTGGTTAAGCGTCGTGTTGAGTGCTGTTAGACCATATCCTGCCAAAGCCGAGGCGTTCGCCGCAGACGTGCCCGCGCCAAAGGTGACCGTTGACCAAGTGCCGTCATTTGTAGTGTTATCCGTTAAGAAAATGTATTGCGCTACGCCCGAGGCGATTGATACGATTGTTGCGCCCGAGGCTGTTGTCACTGTGAACGGGTTTGAGCCAACGTTCTGAATCAGTACGCTCTGACCTGTGCTCACCTGTAGCGCAGAGGGCATCAACAGATTTAGACTGCCCACAGTTGCTGTGACTTGGATGATTGCAGCCACCATCGGCGTGCTAGTCGTGTACAGGCTATTGATTGGCCAATTAAGCGTTGTGTTTGAAGAAATCGTCAGCGCTTCGTAACCGATTTGGCTCGGGCTAACGGTCTGACCAGTTAATGGGTTGACATAATTTGTCATAATTGCCTCTAAGAGTCCACAGCGATTGCTGAGCGATCGCCTACGCGGGTAACATCCTCAGCTTTAAGCGCCTGCATTGCCATGTCGTACTTTTGTTGAAATATTTGACGTGCATCGTCTTTTAAGTAAATAACAGCCTGCAAGAGCGTGCCAAACAGCATCGCATTCGGTGCGTTATTAGTGATCCAATTGGTTTGATTGACTGACGAGAGCGGCTCTAGGCGCTGATAGATCAGCACCTCAAACTGATACGCTGCGTTAGGAATTGGCGAAACGTACCAATTATCATAGTCATAGTCACCGTAATACAACGGCAAACTGCTTGCGCTTTGTGCGTTGTAATTGGTTAAGTATTCGTACTTGCGTAAAAAGACCGGATTGCGCTTGCCCGTTGAATCAACCACAGACATTGAGACAGTTTTGCGCCAACGAGAGGGTTTAGGAATTACGGGATTGCCCGAATTCATCAAGCCTTGCGCAACCTCGATTTGACCGAGCGTTTTAATTTGTTGGGCTATCTCAAACTCAGCGAGCGAGATAAACGTTGGAATCTGATCCACAACCGCAGCATCACTGCGCTCAAGGTACTGTTGCACCGTGGCGATTAAGTTGTCATATGTAAGAGCATACGATGCGGTGTATTGCGGGGTTGTCGTAGCCATGTTTGCGATTCCAAATAAATTTAGACTCCGTTTTTCACAAACAGACTGAGTCTATTTTAACCCTTATTCGTTTAAATTAAAACTGTGTTAAGGCGCATTCCCACCAACAGGATAGGTAGCACCCACGGGTGCCTGAGTAAACGCTGTTTCACCTGCGACAACGTGATTGCCTGTCCAAGGGGACTCCATGATCGGGCCATGACAGTTTGCAAGTTGAACGCCATTCACCACTTCGCCTTTTGTACACAGAAATGACCACATATTGCTCATCCCTGTTTCAGGCGTTGTGCCGACTGTAAAGCTACGAAACGCTGCGGGAGCTACAGCCCAACTCGGTGCCTGTGGATAGCTCGCCACGGGCGGTACGCCAAACAATGACCAGACTTTACCTTTAGGGGCGGTGCATGACCCGCCCATCAAATCCATGTTGGCAACAGCAGCACCGTTAAGAATAGGACACACTGCCACGCCCTCTTTAAATATTTTGCCATTAACTTTGATTAGCCCGCCGGTTGGTGTTGTAGATGACGCAGCGCACAAAGCGTACTCGCCAGTACAAATTGCTAAAGTTTGAGCTTGAGAAACAGAAAATAAAGCTGCAACCAAGAGCAATACAGTTGTGTTAAAAATAGTAAATTTTTTCATCATGTCACCATTAAAACTGTGTTAAGACAACATACTTGCTGCTTTGAGCTTAACGTCTGCCACTCGATTAAGCCAACCGCGACCAAAAGTGGCAAACGTTGGTAGGTTGCGGTAAAAGTCCTCTTTGGCTTGGCTAAAGCGCTCAACAAGGTCTGCCGCGTCAAAATTACTAACTGCCGTAAGGGTCATTGGACCGATCCCACCGTCAGGGTTTGCACCCACAGCGGTTTGCAGCACTTTGGCTGAGCGACCTACGCCCGCGTTGACAGCGAAATCAAATACCAAGTAGTCAATGCCCGAGGGCAGCTCATCGCATTTGCACGCATCCCAAAACTTCTTCTTGTACAGAGGCTTGACCTTCTCAGGCGTCAAATTGCGCATCTCAGCCTCGTCAGATTCACGCCCTATCCAGTTCTCCCAAGTCGCTTTGGTCACGCCGAGATTGGTTATGCCGCCGGGGTCGGCGGGGTTGTTCACATAACCGCCTTCGCTTTTGAGCATTAAGTTAAAGGAATTGTTCCAATTACTATTCATTTACTCATCTCCGCGCTTGCTAAGTTAATGCGAGTCTTTGTTTGTGAAATATCTTTGGGTGGTGTCTTAAAACCCACTGCAATGTAGCCTACAAACCTGCCTTGTTCGGGCGGCACAGAGCCTCGGCACATATACGTCACGCCATGTTTAACGGCGTACTCACCGAGCTTTGAGCTTGGTTCAAATGGCTCACAAGCCACCTCGCCCTGAAACATCGTGATGACAGCTTTGTTATGTTCAGGCGCGCTAGTAAACAAGGCGTTAATTGCGCCCTCAAGCGACTTCTCTCGCCCTTGATTGCTCATCGCTAAGATGGTCGTTCTGCTGTTTGCTTGCAGATTGACAGAATTCACAATCACCACATCCGCGCTTAAATCGTAAATCAAAGACTTGGCGATAGCCTCAACCAATAACGGCTCTTTTAGCTCTGTCTTTTTGCTGCTAATTGCACCCAAAATTACCTGCCGTGAATCCCAAGCAAAGTAGCCTGCAAACGCAACAAACGCAATCAGCACCACCGAGATCAGCTTGAATGGACTGTCCACCCACTTGATAAGATCAATGACCTTGTCGGTAAAGTCTTGGTTTTTAACGGGCGCAACTTGTTTGACTGGCGCTCGCTTTTTAACCACAGATTTTTTAGCCGTTACCATTACTTGTCGCTCTTGTCAGGCGTTTTGCTTTTCATGTCAATGATTTTTTCAAGAGTACGACCACCAAAATAGAAGGACATAATAAGCATGCCCCACTGACCGAGCAGCTCAACATACTTGCTGTTGGTCTCAATATCGAACGCTGACAACATAGCAAACACAAAGTACCCGCATAGAATCGCTATAAGGGTCATAGGGCGAATGTTTTTACTTAACCAAGAGTCAGATGCCATGTCGTTCTGTTGGCGCTTGGTAAGCTCGCCCTGCTCTTGTATGTCAGCCTGCAGTTGTGCAAGCTCACCGTTTTGCTGCATCTGCAACAACTCTAATTGGGCTTTTGCTTTTTGTTCAGGGTCTGGAAAAAACTTATCCAGCACTTTCATGCCAATACCGAGAATCGCATCAAGTGGAAACATTATTTATCAACCTTTTGATCTAACTTATCAAATATCTTCTCAAGCATGGCTTCAATCTTGTTGTATTGAGATTCCATGTCTGATTTCTTGACGTAATTGCTTGGCAAATCAATTTCAATCTTTTTAATGTCTTCTTTGAGCTTTTGAACAGCATCCCACAATTGGCGAAACAACCAACCCGCTACAGGCAGAGCCACACCGAATACCAAGTTGATAACGTTCTGCCAATCCATGGCCTACTCCTTTACGGCAGCGTCTTGAACAGGAGCGTCAACCACACCAGCAACAGGCTCAGCAACAGGAGCGGGATCAGCAGCAGGGGCGGCATCAAGCGCAGGAGTGAATGAAGGAATGTCTTGAACATGGTTTGTGCTCGGTGGGGATACGATTGGTGCGCCAGGCTCGACGTACTTAGTGTGCAGCCAGTCAATAAATTTGTGAATTTCGTCTTTTGCTTCTGTCTCAAAGTTAGCAAGATGCTCACGGATTTCTTTTAAAAATTGCATGACTTACTCCTTGGGTTGTTCAGTCTCGGCAGGGGCTTGCGCTTTAGCTGCTTCAGACTGAATGGCTGTAATTAAATTTACTACCTCAGTGTAGGGCCTGTTGCCTAAGTAGCCGAGGATTGCGTTAATGATTTCAATTGAGATGTTCATATATGTCCTTAGTAGCTTGGATACCATTTAGTAGTGTTTGAGTCGTACACCATTGTCATTGCGCGACCTACAATAGCGGTAGACGCAAGAGCGATGTTGCCTGCGGTTGTGGTTGTAAATACGCCCGTAGGAATTAGAATCAATTTACCGCCACCGTTTGCCATGATCGCTGTGGGAGTAATGTTGACAATAGCTGCCGTGCCTGAGATGAACGTAATGTAATTGACAGGTGCGATTGTTGTAGCAGAGGCAATCGTTGGCGCAAAAGACGGGGTAGAGATTGGCTGCGTGATGCTTAATGACTCAATCGCCGCGTTCTTTGCGCTTTGGTACGCAAGTGAACCAAGGTACTGATTAAGCGGTACTTGATTGGCGTTGTAGCCTACGTCGCTAACACCTACAAAGACGTTTGAGCCATCATCAGCGGCTGAGAGTGCGTCCTGATAAGCCAACCTGCCGAGGTACTGATTCAAAGGAATCTGATTGGCAGCGTAACCAATATCTGTTGCGTCAACTACAAACGTGCTGCCCCAAGTTGGACTAACCCCCGAACCTGCTGAGAATAGCGCCTGACCGTTAGCGCCCGCAGAGCCATTAACAGTGATTGCGCTTGTGGTTGAGAGCGTAGTAAACGCACCCGCTGCGGGGGTAATTGCACCCACAGTGCCGTTATGTGGTCCTAAAAAACCAAGCGCTGTGACAACGTTTGCGGCGATGGTGACGCCTGAATTGTTTTTAATTAGCTTGCCAGTCGTACCGTCGAATGTCGCAATCGCTGTGTCTGTGGCTGAAGCGGGACCGATAACGCTGTTTAATACGCCCGCTTTGGTGGCGATGACCTGCACCACGCCCGCGTTGTCTTTGTAAAACAACTTGCCATCAGTGATGTTAATAGCTAACTCGGCACCATTTGCGCTGTTGGTCAAGTTGCCCGCAGTGGGTGCATTCCCGCCTGTGGTAGAGGCGTAGAGTTGAACCGGAGTAAAGCCGCTTTGTGCCATTTTTATACCTTTGAGTTAACCAAACCACCCGCCAGCAAAACCGTACTGGCGCTCAGGCACAACCGTTACATAGAGTGCAAGCTGATTGGGAATCAGGCTGTCGTGCATCCGAATGTTGACGTTCCAACCATCGTAAGGCGTTTCTGACCCCGCAGGGTAGATCAGCCCGATGTTCACAATGTCGCAGTCCTTGGGTGTCCACTGACCGTCTGTCAGCCAACCTAGCTCTGTGGCGAGTGCATCCCAAGT